ACACCTCGAACGTGATCACCACCGACCGGCCGCCGGTGAAGTCATCGCCGGGGATCAAGCCATGGCGCCGCAACCGGCCCTTGTCGGCCGTGGTGACCGCTGGCAAGTCTAAAAGCCCGTCGATTTTAGCCACCAGGAAGGGGCTACCGTCACCAAGAGCCTTACCGGCGTATTCTAGCTGCCAGTCGGCCGTTACCAGGTCGCCTAATGCCATCGCTCACCTCCCCGACGTGCGCAGCGCCCAGGCCACAGCATCAGCGATAGCGTACGGGTCGGCGTCGGTTTGCACGTTGACCACCACCCCGCCCACGGCTGGCGGTGACTCGTGGGTGGCCCGCACCTGGCTACCACGTGGCAGCCAAACAGCCTCAGGGCCACGCTCACCAACCCACGTCCACCCTTCCGCAGGCCCGCCCATCGCCCGGCGGATACGCGGGAAAGGGTTATCCGGCAGGTTGATATCCGGGATCGGGCCGGGGATTTCGATTTTATTAGGTATGGCGTCGTTCATCTTATCGATGACCCAGTTTGCGCCGTCGATTAGGGCGTTCTTCACTGCTTCGGCAAAGTCAGCGACAAAACCAGCGGTGCTCTTCAACCCCTGAACGATACCATCCAAGATCTTTTTGCCCATATCCTTACCGGCGTCGAGCCAGCCGGAAGCTAGAGTGCGCAACTTGTCCGGCACCTTAGATAGCCAGTCCGAAAGGTTATTCCATCCGTCAATTACCGCCGTTTTCGCTGCGTTCCACGCTGCAGTGAACGCCGCAGCAATCACAGTACGGACGCCAGTCAAAGCAGCTTCGATAGCATTACCAGCCACGCGCAGGACGCCGAGGACAGCCTCCCACGCCCCCGAGAAAATCTGTTTGACAGCATCCCAAGCCTCGCCCCATTTACCCGTTAGGATGGCTTTTATCAGCTCGAAAATCCCGGTCAGTGTTTCAATGACACCATGGATGACGTCCATTATAGCATCGAACGACCGCCGGACCGTGCCGATCAGGTCGGACCCCCAGCCATCCCAGATTTTCCGGATCACCTCCACGACCTTAGCGATGACCGCTTTTACAGCCTCGAAAGCGGCGGAGAACATGGGGCCGAGGGCCTCGGCGATCCGTTTTATCTCAGGCCAAGCGGTGTCCTTGAACCAGGCCACCACCTTTTGCACGACCTCACGGAACCCATCCCAATTACGCCAGGCGTAGACCAGACCGGCGCCCAGGGCCGCTACAGCGCCGATCACCAACACCACCGGTGCAGCGGCCGCCGCCATGCTCGCCGCCCACGTTGCGGCCGCCACAGCCGCCAACCCCAGAACGCCGGCAAGGGCGCCGATAACCGGGGTCATGTCCTCACCGCCCTTGGTCAACTTATCGAACCAGTCACGGACGACAGGAACCACCCTCTCTACCAGTGGCCGCAGGTAGCGGTCGATCAGATCGCCGATAGCTGGCACGACCTTATCGGTGACCACCCGCCCCCAGCGTTCAAGCGCCGGAATCACCTTATCCATAGCCCAGGTGGCAAGCGAGCTAATCACCGGCAGCACCCGCACCACCAAAGCTTTACCGAACTCCTCAAACGCCCTTTTCATGCGTTCAACCTTGCCGGCCGTCGTCTCACCGAAAGCCTTAGCTGAGCCGCCGAACTGCTTATCCAGCTCGCTTAGGATAATCTTTTGGGCGTCGAGCACGTTACCGGACTCGACTAGGGTTTTGATCATCTCCTTTTGTTCTTGAGTGAACGAAACCCCTACCTCAGCTAGCGCACCAACACCGGTGATAGGGTCATTCAAGGCTTTACCAAGCTGGATAGCTGACGAGCTAACGTCGGAGCCCATCGCCGTCGCCATGTCAGCCATTAGATAGGTGGTGCGAGTGAAAATGTCGTTTCCCTCGCCGACCTCATTTTTGACGTTACCGAACGTGAGCAGTAGGTTAGCGGCATGCTGTACGGCATCACCGGATAGCCCCGACATAGATTGAATCGACGCCGAGAGTTTGTCTACGTCCTCGGCGCTGACGTTCGCCACGTCACCCATGCTCTTAATGACCGCCCTGGTCTGGGCGGCCACCTTCTCGGTTTCAATCATGCCCTGCACGGACTTTACGCCGAAGGCGACGACACCCGCAGCGGCCGCACCGATCCCAGCGGCGACTACCGTCCCGGCTTTCTTCACAGCGTCGCCGATATGCCCCAGTTTCTTACTGGCTGAATCGACCGCCTTTTCCAGACCGGACGTATCGCCCAAAATCTCAATTTTGATAGGCTTAGCCATCAGCTCAACCTTTCAGCGTCACGACGTCGGCGGTCCTGTTGCCTAAGCACATCCACCAGGGCCGCCAGCTCATACAGCCGCAGCCGCTTAGCCTCGGCGAAGCTTAGGCCGAACTCTTGCGATACCCGGGCCAGCGTTAGCGTCCGCTGGCGCCGGTAGGGTCCAGCGTGCCCGACTCCAGCCGGATGGTCCACTTTCCGACATCCTCAGGGGTCACCGTCGGATCGGTACGCCGTGCGATAACATAAGCAATCGCACGCATCATCCTACCCTTTGGGGTGTTCGGATCAGTAAGCTTATCAATAGGCAAACCCAACATGTCCTCGATAATTTCCACTTCTTCGATAGAAAGTGTTTCAATATCGATGGACACAGTTTGCGGCTCAACTGCCATAGCATGCACTCCCTTATCGCTTATCGTTGAAACGGTCTACTAGATCGTCAAGGGCCTTTTGGTAGCTATTATAGACCTCAGACCATCGATCACTTAGTGCATCATAGAGAAAGGGGTTTGGCTCAATATTCCGGGCTGCCCATCCAAAGTGGATCGGACCGGCATACGGGACGCGGGACGCACTCCCCGCCTGGACGACCGCCCCCCTCTGCTCACCCTTAGGGGTAATGGACGCCGCCAGGCGGCCGGTACGCGAAGGCGCCCTAGCCTTGCCCTCGTCGGCCACGATCCGTGCGGCGTCCTTATTGATCCCCCGCAACTCCTTACGTAGCTCTGTTTCCTCCAGCCGACGCAACTCTCGTTGCAGCTCACGCAACCCCTCCACCTTGACCGAGGCGACAACAGGTGGGCGGGACATGACTAGAGCGTGGTGTCGGTGCTGGTGTATTCCAGCTTGACCGCCGGGTCGGTGCCATTGTGAAGCACCTTGAACGGCAGCGCCTGCATGGTCAGATCGTCGATCGAAGCCTCGGGAGTGGTGCCGTCGTACTGGCAGGCGGCAAGGGTTAGTTTTACCTCGTAGTTATAGCTGCCGCCGATAACCGCCCCGGTCCACGTCGCCACGATAGGCACGATCGCCCCGTTCTTGAAGTTGTTATACTGGGTCAAGTCCGCAAACTCGACCATCATCTCCCCTGAATACTCGGGCACAGCCGCACGACGTGGGGCCCGCTTCAACGATGAGCCACGCAGAAACCGCCGGTCTGTCTTCAGGCCGTTATTAGCCGAGAACTTGAACGACGTCACCTCGACAGCGTTACCGCTGACCGTGACCGCCGCCTGCGTCCAGTTGAACGGCACAGCACCCGCCGGATAGGTGGGCGTGCCGGCGGCCGTCGTCGTGTCCTCATCCTCAGCGTCGAACGACATTTTGGCGACCAGCAGACCGCCCACGTCCTGGCTCAGTTCAAACTCGGTGATAACCGCCCCATGGTAGGTGAACGCCTGCAACGTGCCGGCGTTATTCACCGCCAGCTTTTGAATTGTGAAGCTGACCGGGCTCGCATCCGACGCACTCTGGAACGTGCTTTTGTAGGCTGACGTGCCACCCTGTTGGGTAGGGTTAGTCACGCTCCCGAAAACCCCTTGAGCGAGCAGACCGAACCCGTTCGTCAACACGTCGAACTCGATTTCGCCGGCGGCCCCCATGGTGACCTGCACCCGCCGGTCGCTGCGCAGCGCGTGCATGCCCGCACGGAAGCCCACCGACTCGATAGCTTCCTGTTCCCGCTTCCATGTGTCGGCTTTTGCCTCATAGGCACGGGTCAAAGCTACAGGGGTACCATAGGTCGTTTCCTTACCGACCAAAATAGCCTGATCGTGTACGCCGCTCACTTGGTGACCTCCTCAACAGGTGCGGCCGTGTCGCCGACCACGAACTCGGGATGATTAGCGAGCGCCTCCGCTTCGCTCGCCAAGATGGGTACAGCCTTACCCTTCACAAACTCCAGGGTGCGCCCTGACGGTAGGGCGACCACAACACCAGGCAGACCGCCGGTGTAGGTGGCGGTCACGTTTTCGGACTTCATTAGAGTAGCCTCGCTTTGACTTGAACGGTAAAGGTCAACCTGGACACCGGGCCGTTAGAGGTGTCCACAGTGCGCAACGTGGCCCCGGTCACCACCACGAACAGGACGCCGGCCACCGGCGGGCTTAGCATAGGATGATCGGCTAGGTACTCTTCGACCACGGTCCCCAGCTCCACTGCCCGCAGTTCGGACCGTTCAGGCGCCAGCTTGGTGCCGGCCACCTCGACGTTTAGCTCCAGCTCGTAAGACTCCTCACGCCTGCGGCGGCCCGCCTTGATCGCCACCGGCTCCTGGTCGCCGATCCGCACGTCACCAAGCCAGATAAGCTCTTTTCGCCCACGCTCGCCAGGGTGGCCGTAGCTGACGAAAGCGTCAGCAAGCGCCGGCAAGGCCCCCAACTGGTCTACTAGCGCCTGTTTTACAGCGACCATCGTCGTGCCAGCCATCACACAGCCCCCGGCGGTCGGTGCCGATGCCGATTGAGGATGCTGTTTACCTGCGGGAGGCCGGTCGGCTGGCGTGGACCGATCGGCTGCGCCAAGGCGATATTCCCAAACTCATTAGTAATGCTCATCGCCCCATCAGGAATACGGCTCACCTTGTCTAGGATCCACTGCCTAGCAATGTCGAGGCAAGCGCTTTTGATCGCCGCCGGCGGGGTGGTGGTCACACCAGCAGTGCCGGACACCACCACGTTACGGCCCACCACGGAACTAGTGAACACCCCGGAATCGCGCACGATGAGCCCGTGATCGTACAAACCCCACCCGGCGATGTTTTGGGCCACACCATCCACCGTGACACTCGTCAGCGAACGGAGGAATAAAACCCCGGTGTTGATGGCCTGCCTGTCGTTACCGTCAAGCGTGACCGTGAACGCCTTCACCGTAAAGCTGGTCCCGCAGTAGTCATCGATGAGCTCCTCGGCGTAAGCGAGGGCGTCAGTTTTGAGCGCTGAAGTGACCGCCGGGTCGCTCATACCATCGAGGGCGGTCAGCTCGGCTACGGTAGCGTACGCCATGCGGCCCCCTTAGTCCGTGGTCGCCGTTTCGGCCGCATCAGGCATGACCGCCCTCTCGGCCCTGGACCTCGCCCGCCTCGGTGGCGCCGGGTCGTCGTCCACCGGCTCCAGATAGTCCGCCACCGTCCCGTCGGGAAGGTCCACGATGTCCCCGACGTTCCAGTCAGGCATGCCCGGGGCGGTGGCACAAAACTGGAGCACCCGAAACCTGGCCATATAATCCCCTATCTCGTCGTTTCCGGTACCTGTAGGCCACGGAGAGCCACGCAGCCGGCCGGCTGGGGGCGGTGGATCGCACACACCCACAACCAGCCAGCCAAAGGCTGGGGGCGGTGGATCGCACACACCCCCAGCCAGTCACTCAGCCATCAAGGGTTCTTGAACTTGCGGGCTGCGTTCGTGTCAACGATCCGGCCGTCGGCCCGCACCGAGAACCGCCACGCAACCTGGCCGTTTGCGAAAGCGTACTCAGTAGACCGGTCAATCCGGACACCACCAGCGATCCGCACCGTGTAAGCACGCCGCCAGTCACCGAACCCACCGAGGATAAGCCCGGCAGTGTTCGAGAAGGCGGGGACCGCCGGATCGGTCAGCACCGGCCGGCCGAGCAGCGTGTCAGGCGTGCCGGCAGCCATCCCCGGCTGCCACAGATACTGATTATCGACCGTCTTCAGCTTGCGAACAGCCTTCACCAGCTCATCGCTCATCAGCCACGACGCACTAGCCCGATACGGTCGGGGCACGCTGTGGTAAATGTCGATGATCTGGTCGGATGTGATCACGCCGGCGGTCGCCAAAGTGTGGCCGGTGGTCACGCCAGCGGTGGAATGCAAAACACCCTGCGGCTGGCCTGTACCAGTCCCGACCACAAAGTGCCCGCCCATGGCGTGAGCCAGCGCCTCACCACCGACCTCGGCGACGTAGGCCTCCACGTCAAAGGCGCTGTCGTTCAAAAGCTCCTCGGACGCCGTGGAGATGAAGCCGTACTTGTAGGCCCGCAACGTCACTTGCCCGAACGTGCTATCGGACGTGCCATAAGCGGCACCCTCAGACACGATCGCCGCCGACGGGAAAGCGTCACTACGCGGGACGGTAATATCCTCACCGGACGCCGTAGACAGGACGTTAGCCCCAGCCTCCAGCACGACGGACAGGTCGCGAAGTGCCTTCACGATCTGATCGTACATGGTGACCGGCACCAGGTAGCCACCCTCAGCGGGAGTGCCTTTATTCATGGCGG